TCCTCCAGAACCAGAGGCTGTGACAGAACTTCATAGGTCGTGTCGGTGGCAATAGTCTTGTCATTGGTAATTTTATAAGTTGCCGAAGCGCTGCTGTCCGTCCATTCTATGGTATACTCTGTCGTATTTCCAGAATCATTGCATATGATGATGGATTTAATTACAGCCGTGGTTGGAAAAACAGGGGGTAAAGCCCCTGGAGCTGCCGTTGGAACAGTGTAAATTGTTGTTGGATCTGTTGTTGTTAAATCAACACCGGCGTTTTTAAAGGTATCAGCCAAGGAACCAGCTCCTTCCACTGCCTTGTTCTTCTATGTCTCGTGCATACGAAGTATTAAGCAAAAGAATAATCTGCTCCAGGAGACGAATCATTTGATCAAACTGAGCTGCGGAATATTCAGATGTTGCATTGGGTAACCGTGTGATGGTAATTTTAGGCATTATCTTCTTCCATCTGGTCTGAGCTGCAGCTTCATGGAACCAAGTCGCCAGTTCGTGTCATCCACAGTATTGGATACAAAAGCGAGGTTAACGGATCGTCCTCTTCCTCGTATGTCAATTTTCTGCGTTGAAGATGTCACGTTTCCTGTTGTTGTTACATTAGCAGTTGATTGTGGATATTGTTCCAGAGTCAAGGTGACAGCAACATTGTTTGTCAGATTAGTGAAGTCAGGAACGAATTTACTGACGGACATGAGATTGTCTCCCGAGGCGATTTCAATGGATCCTGAAGTCAGGCTTGCGCTGATCGCCGTGCCGTCCGCTTGATTGTTTCCTTTCTCGTGTTCGTAGACATAGGAGGCTCCCGCCGTCAGACCTAGAATGGTCGCGGAATTAGCCGTTAAAGTCGTACTATATTGAGTGGCGATAGGCTGTTCATATATTTCTGCGGCTAACCAACTAGTACGATCTAAAGTAATAGTATACCAGGTATTTTCCAGATAATTATAGACCACTCCTCTGTCAATTTGCGTAGCACTAGCAGTGGCATAGTACCAAATAATTTCATTGAACTCGCTGTTCAGTCCGCATGCAATGTCATTTCTATTAGTGAAACTAATGTCATCAAACACAAAATCCTGTACGGAACACGGCATTTTTTTAACCACACCATCATACATGTAAAAGGAATTCTCTCCCATCCAGTAGGCTTTACCGTTTACATCTATGCAGGCATGCTGAGCGATTAATCCGCAGTTAGCCCCTAATTGACGCTGTCCGAAAGTGTAAGGTGTTCCAACAAATTGAATGCCGTGCAGGGACTTATCCGTCCAAGCAAGTATTTGCCCCGTTGATTTAACTGCTCCTATAATACGTGATCCATCCGCAATACGAAGGGATCCTGCTTCATTCGTCGCCACGGGAGTCCAGTCCGTCAAATCTTCCCTGTCCGACCATCTAAAAAATAAATCATCCTGCGTGGCTGTATTTCCAATCGTTGTCTCTGTCCCTAAACAAAACAAATGTCTTGTATCAGCGGACACTAGACTGAACCGTGAGGCTGTAGGAGCGTTTGTAACGATTGCCGCCCTGTTAGAAACACCACCTGAAAGATCCCATTTATAAGTTCCTCCATTAATTACTGTTGCGATCAAATCCTCCCCGAAGTTGTCAAGTGACCAGTTTCTTGCATAAATCACCACGCTTGATGATGAACGAGCCGTTCCCCATGTGCTGAGTCCCCACGTGGCAGTGCCCCATCCATATCCAAAAGTGGATGTTGCCAGTCCGATGCTGAGTTGATAATTAGCGTTTCCTGTCCCTCCTCCACCAGAGGTGGATCCTGACGCCGTACTTGTATGGGTAACGGTATAGTTATCTGAATCCGTGATGGTGGTGATTTCAAACTCATTGTTCATATCCAAGCCGTCAATGGCGGAGAATGAATCAAAAGTCACAAAATCTCCCTGTTCAGCTCCGTGCGCTGTATCCGCTACGGAAACAGTCGTCGTCCCGTTGGTCGTAAAAGGATTAGTAAGCGAGTCGGGTCCCGATCGTATGGGTGTGATATCGTTGAATACGCCGCCGACAAAAACATACAGCTTCCTGTCGGTTCCCAAGGCGAGATGCCTTGTTCCGTCCAGACTAAGCCACGCATGGGTATCGCGGACCACGCCCACTACTGTTGTGTTAGGATTGGGAAGATATCCCCATCCGTTCCATCTTTCTGGTTTTCCGTAGTGAAAACGCACAAAATCAGAGTCAATGTAGCGCCGGTCGTCCCCCGCCGCGTAAGGTGAGTCCTGTTTATCTATTCCTGGTTGAAATTTTAAATCGGTCAGTTCCATAAGATTATATAATAAATTACTTCTTCTTCGGTGGCAAGAATTGAGTGCCTACATTTCCTCTAAAGGCGTAGGTTCCATAATGCGTTAATCCGCTCATTATGTCCGCGTAAACGGTACCACCAATCTTCTGCCATAATCTACAGAATGCATAGTCCTCTGACAAGTATCTTTTTGAATCCGGATCAATCATCGTGTCGAAAAAGGCGTAGTTCCAGTCAGATGTGTCGTGACCTTTAAATTTGGTTTCATGAGGCTGTCCCAGGTGTTGATCATTGGAAAACTTAAGATCAGGATAGGCCATTTTCATTTTATTAAACACATTTCTTTTAATGAGCATAAATCCCGTTGGAGCGTCCATCACTTCAATAAATCCCCTTTGCATCTCAATATGCTCAGGATTTTTGACATTTAAGTTATATTGTAAAGAAAAAGCGTGCAACTCCTCAGGAGAGATATCAGGTCTTTCTTCCATTTTCTTTTTTACCTTGCGCCAGTCAATGGCTTTGCGAGGATAAATAGAGGCCACCACTTCCTTATCCATATCCAGCATTCGAAAGATTGTTTTAGGCTCAAAACCAATATCCGCGTCAATGAACATTAAATGCGTATATTCTTTCTCATCGTCCATAAACAATTGAACCAGCGTATTACGTGCCCTGGTCACCAGTGATTCATTTCCAATGGTGGCAAACTGTAATCCTATTCGTTTTTGTATGCACTCAGCCATCAATCCCATGCAACTTTCAAAATAATTAGTTGTCAGCATTCCTCCGTAACAAGGAGTGGCAACGAATACTCTTATGGGAGGAAGAGTCGTATTGTCATCTGATTTAGTTTTAAGAATTTCATCTTTCATTTCTTCATATTATCAATCAACCACTCTTTTAATTCTGATCGCGTTAGTATTTCCGTTAAAAAATTAGCCACAGAGTTCACCAGAGTTTCCTCTTCTTTATCCTTGAGATGATATTGATAGTAACCCACATGCAACATTTCATGCATCACCACGTTAATGGCATCTCTTCCTCCTAGATTAATTATCTCGTCGTCCAGATAAATTTTTAAGGGAGGTTTACTAACGAAAGTTCCCTGGTAGTCTGATGACTCATAGGCTACTTCGTGAGGAAGAAGAACAAGCTCCACTTCAAAAGGGCCTGCATTTACTTTCTTAGGAAGGGATACTTTTTTCACGTTTGCTTATAAAATTCTTTGTTACGTAATGTTTCAGCGTTTCCGGCTTCAGTACCTGGCTTTTTAATCAGTTCAAGATTGAAAGCAACTGATCTTCTTTCCTGTCCCTTGGTTCTAAAAGGATAGACGACGTGTGAAAGCCAATTAGGAAATAAGAATACATCACCCACTTTAGGAGTGTACTGCAGCTTATGACCGCTGAACGTCGCCGCTTGACCGTGAAAAAAAGCTATGTCACCTACAGTTGGATAATGATCCTCTTCCTTGTATTCATGTTCCAGTCCAGGTGGAATGCGCAGATAAAAGACTCCTGACAGTTGTCCTTCGTGAATGTGCATAGGATTAAAGTCTCCCGCCCATTGGCTCACGATCCACATTGATTGAATGACGAGCTTCCCTACAAACGCAGGACTGATGGTTTCATTTGCAGGGGGAATGGAGATGTAAGCCTTTACCATTTCTCCTATGTAATCAACCACAGGCTTGAATTCTTCAGTGCTCATCCACGATGGAGGAAAGCGCACTTCTTTTTTAATATTGCCCGCCAGATTAGGTGCGTGATTAAATTCTTTGGAAAGCTGTTCGCTTCCCAGCATTTTTGTCGCCTTCTTATCCAATAAATGAATAAGATCCATAGGAACTGTTCCTCTGATGACAGTAGGGCCGAACGGTCTGATTGCTTCAAATTTATGATTGAAGAGCGGTATTGATTCTGTCTTAACTTTCTTTGGCATATTTACCTGTTGTCATATACCAAGAATTTGACTATAAATATAGAATAAAATTGGCTAAAATTTCAAGCGTAGCCTTCTTGCCAATAACAATCACATAAATTGCAATTAAGGAGATTATGCCAACATATGGGAC